AGCAGTTGACATCGATGGAACGGTAGAAAGTAGATGTAGCGTAGCAACAACAGTACCGGGAAAATATGGCAACCCGAACGCATATACCTTAACAACTTTACCAGCAAGTAATGGGCAAGTGCCTGTCGTGCGGTTTGATTCCAGTCTTGCTAATGCTTATTATGCTCAAGTAACTTATCCCACAAGTTTTAGCTCAAGTCCTTCATTGTCTGACAACGTGACCTGGACTGGAGAGGTAACTGTAAAAGCTCATGGTGAAAGTGGAATGTCAGGGTATCAGGCGGCTAGTACCACAACTGGGGCAATGCGATCTTACCCACTTAGCGTGGCGGGTGCTGTGTGGATACAATCCACGTCTGTAGCTGTATATGGTGGTAACAGAGCATTTCCAGGTGGCTCTTACAAGGCTGTAGTTTTAGCTGAATGCGTAGCTCAATAGCATTATGCTTGTTACTTCTGAGTGCTTCAATACAGAGTCACGAGCAAACTCCTACCTATCCTACTTGGAAAACTAGTGGCATAAATGGAATTAAAAAAACAAATATTAGGGTATGGAATAAAAGACCTGACATAGAGTATTATGAGATAGGAGTGTTTGAGGAGGACTTAAAAACACCAATACCTTTTGTCACAGCCTATAAAGTAATTCCTCTTGCATATTTAAAAGAAGTAAAGTTTGATATATACATTAGGGAAAGTAACATAGAAGAAGCTAGATACGTTTGTAGTTTGTCTAAATTAAGGAGTAACAATGAGAGTCAAACATTGTTAGTTACAAGAGTATGTTCAAAATTCAAATAAAATGGTTGTTGTTATTTATGTTAAGCACACAAGCTGTAGCAAATAGTAGTACATCTTTAAACGTACAATTGCCTAGTAGTGGTGCTAGTTTTGGTACAGATAGTTTCAAAGCAGGTGATTTAGATTGCTCTAACTCTATTGGTGGTAGTCTATTGTTTGATGTTGGCATGACAGGAATAATCAATAACGCAGTTGCTCCTATTATTGGTAAACCTGATCCATTAAATCCTGAAACAAAACAATTAGGTGTGTACGCAAGAATTGTAATTCCGTTAGATGCTCCAAGAGAAAGAATAAATTGCAATACATTATACAAACTTGAACTTCAGGCTAGGCGCTTAGAAGTTGAAAAGTTGCGCCAAGAGATAGAACTGTTAAAATCAATGCAACAAGGAGATGGATTTGACAACTGATTTAGGTGATAAGGTAGCAGAGATTGAAGGTTTAGTTGATAAACGAGTCAAGATCGGTAGTCTTAGGTTTACTTATACTCAGCTTGTTGGAGCGTTTGCTTTACTCAGTACCATTGTAGGATCGCTTTATGCGGGTTTTACTATGTATCAGCGCCTAGAGAGTCTAGCTACGCTTGATCTTGATGCGGTCGCTTCACAAATGGCTAAGACATCAGCAGACGTACTTAGAGTTGAGGAGGTTGCATCAGAAATTAAGGTTGAGCTGAAGGAAGACCTTGCTAGATTACGCACAGCACAATATAATCTTGAAAATAGAATAGATTCAAAACTACAATCTGTTGATGTTCGGATCACTACTATGGACAATAAGTTAGATAAATTTGACATACAGTTAGACACAACAGAAGAAAAATTAATGAAGCGCATACAACAGTCATTAGACAACCCACTAAGTAACTGATAACATAGGAGATATTATGCCTTACAAGAAAAGAAAATTACCACCTAGACCTAAGAGAAAATATTAATGACAGCTAAACAACAGGCGCAATTAGATCGCCACGAAAAACAGATTGAAGATTTATACAAGGATGTTAGAGAGATCAAGAACATGAATTTAAAGTTTATGTCTATGGGTAAAGGGTTAATAATAGCTTTTGTTGTTATGACAAGTGTAGACATTGGACTAGGTGATCTCTTAATGAAACTATTATGATAGCTTTTTTAACAAACATAGCACCAATAGGTTTAGGATTTATTGCTAAATTATATGCTTTAAAAAGCCAAGCGGCTTCTGATCAACAGAAGTTAATGATAGAAAACTTACAAGCTCGTAACGACTCAATTAATCAAGCACGTCAAATGGCTGAAAAAGAGAGTCCTATGGCTGCTATGAATCGTAGGGTAATTATTTTTGTGATTCTTGCTCTTGTTATATTTACGCAAGTAGCACCTGTAATTTTTAATGTTCCGACAATCGTACCTACTGTCAAGGAAGGTTGGAGCATACTTGGAATGTTTCAAATTACTCCTGATGTTGTAGAGTATGTGAAACTTGAAGCGGGTTCAGTAGTCAAAATGGATGAGCTTTTTAAATGGGCATCTATGATTATTGAGTTTTATTTCGGCGGGCAGCTGGCGAAGGGTAGATAAATAAGGAGAAATATGGCAGTAAAAATAGAATATAAAGACATGCCACACATGAAACCTGTACCTATGGAAACAAAAAGTAAAGGTTTATTTGGTGGTATATGGTTATGGATAGCAACGACAAGAAAATGGGAGATTACAACTGATTGGAAATATGCAATTACGCATGAGGGCAATACGCATCCAACTTACTATGTAATACCTAAAGGGTTTGTGTTTGATGGTGCTAGTGTGCCTAAATTTGCACGATCTTGGTTAAGTCCTATGGGTGTGTTGCTTTCAGGTGGTTTAGTCCATGACTGGCTGTACAAGTACGAGTCATTAAATTTAGGTGGCAAGAAAGGTCATACTGAAAAGAAAACACAAAAGTATGCTGATGAGTTGTTTCGAGATATTTGTATTGACGTTAATGGATTTAAACTAATTAATTACATAGCTTATTATGCATTAAGACTTGGTGGCTTTATGGCTTGGAACGGACATCGTAAAAGAAATTTAAAGCCTAATTAAAACAGTACACCCTGAGTTTCAACATATCCTGAAGCATCATAACGTTTAGACTTGCCTTTGGGATATGGCTCTATTTCATAATTCAGTTTCTTTTGTAAGCGCTTTTTTTGTAACTTGCTTCCTGTAAATATAATGTAGCGATGCTTACGATCTCTGTCTTTATGATAAAAGCGATCACCATATTTTTCTTGTATCGCTTCAAGAGTCATACCTTCTGACAATGTTTTACTATGTAAATGCTCTAATCCTTTAACTGCCCAATCAACTCTTGCTTCAGATAATCCTGTATATAAAAAGTTAGTAGCTTGGTAAATGTACCCTACATGACCTTGACCAGTATCAGCATAACTTACAACAATTGAAGGCTTGGGTAGTAATTTAAGTGACTGACTTACGAGGTAAGATGCGCTGTTAGGCTTCGGAGAATCCAAAATAAGGCGATTTAACTCTACAACCTTGTCTTTGTATTGCTCTCCACAAACTCCTGTACACAATGAAGGACTAGGTGGCGATCCATAAGTACACACTCCAACTAAATTATGATCATCATATAAACCAAACGCATACGATATAGAAGGTATACGCTTGGCATAGTGTCTGTTTAACAACCATGTTTTAGTTTCATAGTTTTGTATAGGTAATACTTTCAAAATAAAATGCCTTGTGTTTCGATGCTTTGACCTACGTCATAATTACGATTAACACGTTTAGGATATGGCAAAACTTTTAACTTCATATTGCTTTTAGCTTTCTTTTTAAAAGTCTTGCTTCCAGTCATGAATATATAACGATGCTTTGGTAAGATTTCTACTTTAGTCAATTCTAATTTTTTAACAATGTCATTCGAACATGGGATCATTTTGTAATTAGTCATAACGTCATCATATTCATCAGATAACTTTAACAATTGTTTTAACTTCATCCAATCATCAACTTTAGGAAAGCTAAACCCTGCGTCTGTTCTAAACCAATGAGCGCAAGTGTCTTTATAACCAAACTCTTTGTCTAGTTGTTTAGCTGTCCATTTACCTTTGTGAGATTTGAGATAATTAGCTAAATTAACTTTATTAATGTTTTCCTCTGCAACTCTGCGTTTAACTAATTTAGCATTAAGTTTGTTGTTTTGTTGATAATGACCTATGTTTCTAAAATGAAATTCGTCACCATTTTTGTCAATTAATTTTGATGTGTTTACAGACAAGCCAGTATAAAGAAAATTTGTAGCTTGGTATATGTACCCATTGTGTCCAACATTAGCATCAGCAAACGACACCACAATGTAATTATCAGGCAACATCTTTAACGTCTGAGATACAAAATACGACAAAGAATTTTTAGGCAGATTATCTTCTGTAATTAATCTATTTAATTCTATAACTTTGTTTTTGTAAGTTTTTCCTGAAATGCTTTCAGCTAACGTACTGCTTGGTGGCATACCATACGTGCATATACCAACAAGCATGTGATCAATGTAAAGTCCAAAAGCATACGAAATAGATGGCATACGTTTAGCGTAATGCTTTTTTAATAGCCACTCTTTTGTTTCATAATGCTGAATAGGACTAACAATCATATGGTTTTAAGTACCTTTTTAAGTAAATACTCCTCATACGTTTTAACATCATCATTCTTTTTTGTGCCTTTTAACTTATCCCTGTCTTGCTTTCTAAGTTGACCACCATTTGATCTCAAATAAGGCGCAAAGATTTTTTTAGGATCGTCAGTACGAATTAATCGATTACGTGCCGCTGATTCGCTGATCTGTATTTCATCAGCTACTTGTCTACACGTCACTTCTTGACCATCAGATAGTGTGTAGGTTTTAACTAAATGTTTGTTCTTCATTGTATGTACTGCTCATATTCAGCAAACCATAGCGCAATGTAAAGCGCTGATCCAGTAATAACCCATAAACACATATGCTTTATAATCTTAAAGCAAGTAATAATATCTTTCATCATTTGTTTTCTCCAATTAAAGTATTGATAAGTGCGCTACGAGTTTGAGTAAATACAGCTAATCTCTTAGCCAGTATCTTTGATTCTTCATCACCTTTCAGTAACGCACCTAATATGTCCATAGCTCTTTCGCCTTTACTTTCTTTATCAGCAAAAGCCATAAGCTCTTGATCAGTAAACTTATTTGTCATCAGGCATCCCTAGTGTCATTAGTAGCATAACAGCACCCATTGAAATCATACATGCCCCAAACAATACGATTACAGGAACAAAGGTTTCAAACAAGAAGGTCATAATTTTCCTCCACCAATCTTGTCATTGATTTACGTTTGTCAATTTCAACGCCATATTTACGCATTGCTTTTTCAAACGCTTCTTTAGTCCAATTCGATTCAATGTATTCTTTATTCATTGATACTGAAATGTAAGGTCTAAATTTATTTTTTGGTTTCCATGTCAACATATTATTTCTCCTTAATTAAATCTTTTTGAGTAAGAAAACCTGAACATAACGTCATGTTTTCGCCTTCACAATAAAGTTGATCTAACACGTTAGGTGGTTTTAATAGATCATCTCGCTTGTCTTGTAATGCACTACAGCCAGTCAAGGCTAGTGCTAGTATGATTGTTAGTGTTTTCATGCTAAAAAGGAATGTCATCATCAAACTCATCCCTAGCAACAGGTGTTATAGGTTGAGGTGGTTCAGTCTGTTGTGTTTGTTGCGCTTCTTGTCTAGGTTCTTTCTTAGACAAAATACGAAACTCTGATCCGAAGCCACCAAGTTTGATTACAGTAGAATATCTTTTGATACCATCTTTCTCATAGCTCTTAGTATTTAACTCGCCCTCTATATACACCTGAGTGCCTGTATCAAGATCAAGTTTCTGTAAAGTTTCAGCCAACTGATTCCACACGTCACAGGTATGGTATTCTGCGACTGACTTACGTTCACCAGTAGCCTTATCTTTCCAACTTTTATTAGTAGCTAATTTAACTCTAGCTACTGTGCCACCATTTTGCAATTGTTTAAACTCAGGTGGTTGAGTTAGATTGCCTATTAACATTACTTTATTTACCATTACAGCTCCTTATATTAAATTAGGTGGTTACTTACGGTAACCAATCGAACTTGTTTGTCTTTAACTAAGGATGGCTTGGAGAACCACCCACACAGCGTAGGTAAGTTATTCCTCTGTGTTCTTTTGTGACTCAGCAAAGTCTTTCGCCGCTTTAACATTGCTTTCATGTTTAGCTTTTGCTTTTTCTTTGCTCTCTAACGACTTGCGTTCTTTACGTTCAGCCATCCACTCCAAGTGTTCAGGACTAAGCGCAAGTTTAACTCGTGTAGCTAATGGAGTGTCACCTCTGTAATCTTTCTCAACTTCAGTAACACCTTCTTCATCTTCTGCTTCAATAGCCATGATCAATTTAGCTGACAAACTTTCAGCTTTATATTGTGCCAACTCATCAGCTTTAGCGTTAGCTTCTTGTTGCTTAATAGCACCATTGACCTCATCCCATGTTGCAACTGACGTTGTTATGCCAATTCCTAATATGCCAAGCGCCCTACCTATTGCACTTGTCTGACATATTTCAACAAATGACGTAGCATTAATACTGTTCTTGCCTTTTTCTTCATGGGCAATACCCTCAGATACTTTAACACCATTTACAAACACAGTAGCTTTGCACATAATTGTATCTTTATCAAAATGTAATATGTCAGTTTGTATATCACCGTTCTCGTAATGTTTACGAAAATATTGAAGCCTAGTTTTAACCAATACATAATCTTTGCCTTGAATGGGCATAGCTTCAAGCAAAGGCAAACCATATTTATCTAATGTTTCAGTTTGCATTACGTTGTTATTTAAATTTGTCATAATATCTCCTTAATTGTTTTTAATGTAATACAAAGCGTAGCGTTTTGTTCTACGTCTTAAATATTTTCTAGTGATCATATGAGTACCAATGTTATAACCATCTCTGTGTCTAAGATTATGAATCCTTGCCGCTAAGCGATGAATATAAAGTTTATCTCTTGCTATTCTATCTGTAATTGATCCATGTTCTTTTAAGTATGCCCAAACCTGTGCTTCTTGGCTTGGTGACTCATGAATCATTTGAAGCATAGCTTGATCTTCAGCTTCTTCCATAGCATCAAGCTCGGCATCAGTAAACTCACCAAACCCCGCTAATTCTTCTTTGCGCTCGTCAACATATGGATGCTCAAATTCTTCATTTGTGTAACCATGTTTGATTAGTAGGTTAGTTGTTTCTTCAGAGAACGGAAAGTCCTCGTTGTCAATTGCATCTGAATGACCATTCATTATTTACCTCCAAGTTGTAATTTAAAAGAAAGACGATCCTGTAACACCATCTTGATGTCATCAGTAAAGTCATAATCAAAATCTTCTTCATACTCCTCATACTTGCCATAGACTGTAGCAGAAAGTGTGAAATATCGAAGATTCTTTACTTTGTTAATAGCATCAGCTAAGATCAAAGTGTCTTGAACATCAAGTTTTTGATCTAAATCGCCAACCATATGCTCGACTTCCATAATAATATTGTCAGCTTCAGTCATGCATTCATCTCTTGCATCATCGAAGTTAGATTCCCATTGACTCTGAAATTGATCGCCTTTCTTAAAATCTTCTAAAGTTTCCATAATATCTCCAAGTGTTTAAAGTGTTAAGTATATATTAATATTAGTATATGAACATACTAATTTCGATATAGTTTCCATTTCTTT